TTATCTTTCCGTATTGATCCTCTTGTTCTGTTGCATAATAAAGATCACAATCCATTTGAAAAAAAAGACTTGAACAATTGAGCGTGCGAAGTAGACTTGCCATCATAGCACTCCAAGTCGATAGATTGGACGAACATAAGCAGAAAGAATCTTATCTGCAATACGATTACCAGTATCTTTAAATACTCCACGCTCAAACTTCAATGTGAACTGATCGCTTTTATAATCTGTAATATATGAGTTGATATAGGGAATATTGTTACATTTAAGATCATTTACTATTAATGTGGTAGCCTGCTTAATATCTTGAGGAATAATTGGCCATCCCGCTTCTACCGTCACGACATAATCCCAATTAGAAGGAAACATTGGTGAACCAGTAATATTCTGAATAATGTTTGGTGAATCATTTGTATTGTATAGGGTAAATGAATCAGAGGCTGGCATTTGTGGCGTTACTGGCTTAGACTGTAATCTATTATATCCATCTGGACTAGCAGGCATGACAATGCTTATCGCACCCTTGTCTGGAGTAATATAGTAAGTTCTATTTGTTTCAAGTGTTGGATCTTCTGCATCATAAACAATAATATCGTTTTCAACAACCTGAACTACTTTATTTAATCTAAATGGAAGTGCAAGATAATCGTTTCCAAGTCCTACTGTTTCAATAGTTTTTCTTTCATATAAAAATCCACCAGTAATGGAATTAATAATTGCACGAGCAATAGCCTCATACATTTTTGCATCTTCTATGTCTTCTGGTGTATCTGCCAAAATATCTGGATCTACATATGGACGCATAATGGTGAGAGTATCGATTAGAACTGTATCACCAAGTATTGGAACATCTCCAATTTGTCCTAGTTTTTCTACAATTTCTAATCGATACTCATCATCATACTTCCAAAAATATTCAGGAAGTTCTACAGACCAAGTTCCATCTCCATCAGTTGTAGACTCAATTGTACTCAAAAGAATATAATGATCATCATAAATATATGCAATATAATCTGTACTGGCAGAAAGGCCAGGGTGACTTGCATACAATGGATATGGTGCTAGTCTAGTAATTTCCATTATTACTTGCCGTAGTGAGTGGCTACTTCTTCTGGGGTGGCGGTACGAATACCACCTCTAGTTAGCCACTTTGCGGAAGCCTCCTTGCTAACGATATTATAACCCTTCTTAAGTGTTCCGATACCGTCCCAACGAATGTTCTTGTTTGACCAAAGAGCAACCTTATTATTTTCCTTCTTTTCATCATTGTTTTCAATGATCTTCTTAAAAGGTCTATCTGCTGCCTTTGATCCAAAGACTCCATCTTCGTTGTTTTTAATGTTTGAAACAGGCTTTCTCTTTGGCTTTTCTGGACCGCTAATAATTTTCTGATCCTCTTCTACCTTGGCCTCTTCAACCTTAACGTTTTGAACTTCTACACCAGTTTCTTCAGCAATATCTTCTACAGCCTTTTCTGTCGCTGTTGGCTTGCTTTCTACTGAATCTTCTGCTACATCGTCATTTGACATAAACCAATACCTCCTTTTTCAATTATATCAGAATATGCTGAAAAGGGGAAGGACAATGCCTTCCCCTTTCCAAATAGTGCATTTATCAGGAAGATACTACACCTGATGCATCGATGTATGCGACTGCATCTAGTTCTTCCCATGTGATACCAAAACGGACGAAAATTGTATATTCAATTGTGTCCTTCTTTGGCTTGTATTCACGGTTCACTGTGATATCACGCTGGAATCCCCATACACGGTTCTGTGGGAATGTTAGATCAGCGTAATCAGCAGGGTAGTAAGGTACTTCCTGCACATTGATTCCGAGAACGCGAGTGGTGCGAGCGCCACCAAATGTTTGGTCTGCACCGCCTAGGTATGCATTGCGGTAATCCTGTGTATGGAATGCCTCTGCAATTGCGTCACCTAGTGTACCGTTTCTTGCAACGATATTTGCAAATGTGTCAGTTCCTGCGTAGAACTTTAGACCTGACTTGATTGCACGGTACTTGCGTGGAAGAGCATAGACTAGTTGTTGCATAACTGCTGGAGTCCAGCCGTCTGTAACGTCTGCTACTGCTTCGTGTGCGTCACCAGTTGTCAAAACCTGAGGTACGAATCCTTCCATGATGCCAAGGAAGGGGTCCATTCCTCCAGTTCCGTTGATGGCAAGATCCTCAAGGTCGTTACCAAAAGCGTTTGTCATCAAACGAACTAGGTGGTCTTCAAGAGCGGAACCTTCGATATTATCTTCAAGTGCCTCTGTTGAAACCTCCCAGTCAAGACGGATCTTCTTTGTGGTAAGTTCTACCTTTGTGAATGTTGCACCAGCATTTTCGTACTCGCCAAGAGCCTGATTCGCTGCACGAATTACACGCTCTCCTACGTTGACCTTCTCAAGTTCAATCGTGTTTGCACGCATTGTAACTCTACGACCGTCTTGGGCGAGAACTGTTGCGTCCCAAACATAGTCGATGAAACGACGAGCCTGTTCGGGATTTAGAATACCTCCTGGAACACCAACTGGATTTACAGCGTTTGGTCCTTCTGTGCTACCGTAGTTAGCGTTGGGGATGTTTCCGGGGGTGCCCCAAGGATCTCCTCCTTCAACACCTGGAACTCCTCCAATACCTAGGTTGGCTACAGCACCTTGTCCTTGGTATAGACCAGGATTAGGATCGCCATACTCGCCTGTATCGCTTGGTTGGTTCTTCAAGATTTCTTCTGCCATTGACTTTCACCTCCTGTGTTGCTTTCTTTATTTGTTATAGGTCGGCATTTGTGAGGAAACGACCGCCCCACATGGATTTCTCCATGATTTGTACTGGTTGTTCCTGCAAGATCTCGCCAAGATCAGCAGACTTACGGAAAGCGGTGTCCTTTTCCACAGCGTCTACACGCTTTCCAAAACTATCTTTTACTGCATTTACCTCGTTACTAATACCAGCAACTGCCTTGTTAATGCCTTCAATCTTGGCATCAAGAGCCTTTACTGTTTCAGCAAGAGTGGAAAGAGCAGATGAAAGAAGATTATTGATTCCATCAATAGCCTTTGCTGTTTCGACTTCTTCAGTCTTGACTACGGGTTCCTTCTTGGAATTTACAGATGCTGCTGCTCCTGCTGCACCATCACTGGCCGCATCCTTCATTGTATCTGTGTTTTCCATATCTGTTCCCATTTCTTCTTCCTTCTTCTTATCTTCTTCGCCATCCATACCGTCTTCGTTTTCGTCTTCAATTTCAACCTCAACAGCCTTTACGGTGCTTGAGTTTGAAACTTCGTTTTCAACGACAGGCATAGTAGAAGGCCCAGGATTTACTTGGCTGTCCTCGTTAGAGCCAGGGTAGAAATCACCCTTCTCAATTTCGTCTACAACGATAATATCTGAGTCCATCTTGCTAACCTCCTTTACCTGTGATTTACTGATCGCATTAACTTTTTCTAATGAAGAAATATTTTTAATAACGCGACGATTAGTAGGTATCATTATACCGTCTTTTTGTGTGTAAACTTTGATAATTGCAACTGGATCATCTGACTTTGCCATAACAGCAATTTCAGAACTTGAAAGTTTTGCGCCACCTTTAGTTATCAAGTTTACAACTTTTCCTATACCACCATCATACTTGGCATATGAACCTTCATCAATATTACGCATAATAACCTGCTTTTTTATTGAAGAAATTATTCCTTTTACTACGGTTGCCTTATCAGTATCATTGCTTTCCACAAATCCAATATTATTCATTGATTTGTCACATTGTGGGCAAGCAATATTAGCGTTGTATGACATTGTGATAATATCATCGCTTCTGCACCAGAATACATTTTCAATTGTTGCTTTTGACAAATAACCCTCAAGGTGCCCCTTTTCAATGCTAAGAACATTGGCAAACTGATTTGCTGGATTATCAACTAATGATAGTTCGCTAAGAGTATATTCTTTAATTACTCTACAAGCCTTGTCAAGTTCCCCGTTATAAATATCGTCTGCCTTTTCAATATTACCACCGATAGAAAAGCCAGTAAGAGTTCCGTCAAGAACCTTTTCCCAAGTATCCTGAGCACCCTTGCTTACATATGCAGAAACATAGATTCCATTGTAAAAACTTTTGGTTGTTTCATCAAAGTATTTATCTTCTTTAAAAGATACAACTTTACCAACAGCGATGGGCTGATGCATCTCTCTAAGGTTTCCTCTAAAAGTTTCAAAGGCTTTCTTGCTAGCCTCAGCAGGAACAATGTCGCCCTGACGATCAAGGTTATCAAGAGTAGCAAAACCAGAAACGATTCTGCGCTCCTTGTCTACTTTGTTAATTGGCATAGAAAGTCGAATTGTGTCGTCTTTCGTAGACCAAATTCCCTTATTAATGTTCATACTATTCCCATTATACAATACTTTTATTAGATTGTTGTGAAATTGTTATTCTGTTTGTCTACCTTGGCCCTTTGGATTCCTACCACTAATTGGTGCTTCTCCATCGGGTTGATTATTCATTCTTTCTGCATCTCTTTGACGATTGCCAGCAATATTTGCACGAGCATCAGTAGCCTGTCGTGGAGTTAATTCTAGAGGTTGATCCCCACCATCAATCTGTGGACGACCAATTTCTTCTCTAACTTCATTTGGCATAAGAACCTTTGTCTTGAGATATCTTTCATGAATTTGTGATTGAGCAACTTCATCTGTAAGACTTACTTGATTAAACTTAAGTGTAATAATATCTGTCTTTTCTTTTACAATCTTATTGATTGCTTTTTGAATGTATTCTTGAAGTGGTTTAGCAACTTGATCTCTAAATGTTCTATCTTGAGTCATTGCAGCAGCCATGGAAACATCTACGCCGCCCAACTTTGATAGCGGAACTTGATGTGCCATAAGAATATCATCTCTATTGCGTAAACGATACTCATTAAATGATGCTTCTTGTACTCCATTTTCTACTGGATGCATTTCAAACTCAATCTTACTTCCCTCGCTATCACCAGGAAGTGGGATGTAAAGTGTTCTGTGACTCTGACCCTTAAGACTTGTTTGGAAGAATCTGAAAAGTTTATCTTCTGCCTCAGGAGTCAGTTTTGCTCCCTTAACAGTAATAATATAACGTGGAACAGCCTTATTCTCAAAGTAATCGATATTGTATCTTGCAGCCATCTGATCGCCCATCAGAGAAGTCATTGCAGAAATAATATCTGGAACACCATAGAAAGTGTTAAGTGGAGAATATTCAACAAGATGAATAATCTCATTGGGACGAGGATCGTCTGTTACTGGATTTGGATTTGTTGCCTGAAAATTTCTGAAATATACAATTGTTCCAGCAATAATTTGAATATATCCATCACGCAATCTTCTTACTCTCATGGTAGTGGCTGGAACGTGACCAAGGTATCCGATTTCTCCAGTTACTGTTCTTCCAATTTCAAGATATCCATTTCCAGTTGCCTGCATATCAGTAACCGCTTTTTCAAGAGTCTTTGTTAGGCTATCATCATCATTCAGATTTTCAAGCCATTCTCTTAACTGTACTTTCAATTGATCAATTTTTTTCTTTGCCTTAATCTTTTGAGATTCACTGCTCATTTGTTCTAACTTCATCAATGAAGCAGGACTCATCTCAAAATCATATCCAATGCCAACGGTATTTGAAACTTTTGTATCTACTGCCGCATGGTTAGCAAAAGATGTATCGTAATATGCTGAAAGTTCATATAGGTTATATGGAGGAGTAATAAGATCAAAGATTCCGTATCCATTTCTGTATACCTGACCAGGATTAATCTTTTTTGATCCTGCTTGTTGATTTGTTGATTGCCCCACTGCTTTTGAATCTCTTAAATACTGTGAAGAAATTTGACCGTCTGCTTGACGAGGTACATTATTAATTACAGTATTTGCTTTTTCTACTCTAGATACCTTACGCTTAAAATTCTTGTTGATACCTCGCAAACCAATAAGTTCTTCCCAACTCTTATTGAAAGGATCAGAATTTGCAAACTCATTCTCAATAATTTGATCTGCCATCTTGGCATCAACAAGAATTTCTTCCATTATTCAGCATCTCCATAAAGTTGTTGAGATTTTTTAGCAGCATGAACTGCGCCAAGGTCGTTCATAGATGGAATGAGTCCAGACTTAAGTCTATCAAGTTGCTCATCATATTCTTCATCAGTTGCTCTATTTACTCCAGCATAGAACCATGGCTCACCATCTGGTTGTCCGTGGAAGGCGGCAGCCTTTCTAAGTTCTGCCATTTTTGATAGATCGCCCTTAACTGATGGAATGTTTAACATCCTGCCTTCACTATCTTTAAATAAGTGTCCGTCTGGCAATCTCCAGAAATATAGTCCCCACTCAAATCCGAACATGGCTCTTTGACCAGTTCCCTTGTCAATTTGCGTGATCTTTGTTGTACCAATTTTTGCTTTTTTTGCATTACTCATAACCATAATTGTACCAGATTAAACGGGTTTACCTATTCTTGAGGACCAAATTGTTGTCTGCATTATTGCAAAATCTTCATTTTTGACACTAATTCCACTATTATCATCAAAAACCTTAATATTTGTGCCAGTATAAGTTTGATATATATCACTGGGAGTAAGCAAAAATTCGTTTACCTTTTCCAATTGATATACATCGCTCCATTTCTTATATGGTCCAGCAGGCTTTGGAGGGGGCGCAGTCGGACTTATGCCAGCAGAAGAATTTACTCCGTTATACCAATATAACCAAACATTGTTTGTTATATTGTCATTGGTAAGAACCTTTTGCCAAGATCTTAAAATTGTACTTGTTGTTTTCCCAAATCCACTTGAAGAATAGTATGAAACATTATTAAATGTAAATCCTCCGAACATTGTCATCTCTCCAGAGAAATTACAATAATTCAACGGTTCATTAAATGCAATGCTTATAGCGTTCCACTCATCTTTTAATATTAATGGATTTTGAACTTCAATACCATTTTGATAAAAAACTAATCCGTCAATAGCAGTTCTAGAGAACTTATCTCTTGCATAGATCTTTCCTCTTAATCCAGATTCATCTTGTATTATAAATACTTCTGTCGTCTTTTCACTATCCCTAATTTCAAAAATTGGAGTTATATCAGAAGGAATATCTTGATCATATTTCATAAAAAGTTGTATACCGCCAACAAAATAACCACCATTTATTGGATCAACATCAAAGTTCTTTCCCTTTTTTGATGGATTTATAACTATGTCAGCGGAATGCTGTTCTGCTGATGAATATGTATCTAATATTTTTATTCCATGTGTTCCAGTCAAATAAAGATATGGATAATCTCTTTTTGTTATAAGAAGTGGATTTACATCTTTATAATCTTTATATATTCCAGATTTAACATATGGATAAACATAGTTACCAAATTTTGTATTTATTGGATTAGGAGTTCCATAATTCAAACTCTTTGATGTTATCTCCATATCTCTAATTACCAAGGGGTTTGTAATAATTGCATCTTGATTAATTTCAAAATATATTACAATTGCAATATTTCCCATTGGTATGGTTCTTGGAGGATAGATAATAGTTCCATCAACAATTTTAAATTTTGTTTTATATGCAGCATAAATATCTTCATTTGTATTTGCTGATGGACCATCAACAATATTCTTCTCGTCTAATTCTTTAGTATATATAAAACTTTCCAATGGCTCATTTGCACCTTCCGAAATCAACTGGAATGTCAAATATATATCTATTGGAGAATCATCATAGAATGTTTTTATATTTGAAACAATATTTGAGAGATTTTCGTATGTTCCAGCACTTGCCGCATAATCATTATATAGATTTTGATAAGTTTTAACAATAGGACTAGAATAAAGAGTTTTTAGCGATTGATATTTCCATGAGAGATTTTGGTTTACACTTTTAACAACTCTAATATTTGAAGGATATCCAATATTAAACTGCAAATAGTCAGTATCATAAACGCTATCACCTATACTGTTCGTTACATACTTTGAAAAATATTGTAGTGGAAAGTATTCTTGCCATGATGCAGATATTGATATATCAAGAAAAAATTGACCATATCTATAAAATGGTGAAAGCGTATATGTTGAATAATGACCTTGAAATAATGAGTGATCACTATATACTGGAAATCCGTCGCTATCAAAATGTTCTTGTATCATATTGAAATTTATCGCGTCTGTAAATCCTACACGATATATCTTTCCTTCAAATGTATTTGTTCCATTGCCTCCAACATAAAATTGAAGAGATTGAAATGATGAAAAGAATGATCTTATAGGTTCACCCTGACTAGCAATTAATCTTCCTATGTTAAATCCGGCAACGAAATGTTCTGAAGGACTTGACGATATGCTTACTGTTTTAATTGCTATACCATTAATTGCATATGTTATGGTATATCCATTAATACTAATTTCAAAATTGCTATTATTTTGCTTATTTACTATATAAATAAGCGTTCTTTTTTCTGCAATATTCGTATCTACTTCAAAAATTCCATACATTGTAGTTATTGGGGTGTTTGAAATATTTGCTGTAGAAAACTCAAGATAACACTGCTCTGTCCAATCTCCATTATTCGGCTCCCATGCAGTATCTGCATCATTTGTTCCAGGTCTAAATGATATAAATTTGGGATGCTGTCTTTCTGCTAATCCCGAAACAAATGAAGTAGCAAGAGATATGTCATTTTTTACTACAAACTTTGTAGATGTTGGAATGCTTTCTATAATAAACTTTCCATTAAATGGGCCATTTGTTGCTCCAGATATTGTTACATAATCTGCAATTCCAAAACCATGTGCCGTAGAAGTCTCATACGTTACATATCCAGCAGATGGAGAATTACTTGATGCAGAAATTACCGTAGCAACTAGATCTGGATAAAGAATATTGTTTATTTTATTATTTTGTGAATACCAATAATTTTGGTTTCTACCATTTAAAAATATTGTTGGTAAATCATAGTTTGGACTTGCAATACGCAAACTATTTGTAGTTAAATTATTATATACTCCAGCATCCCATTTTTCTTTATCTGGATATATGCTGTTTACAGAATAGTTTGCATTTGGAAAAGATATGGTAGTTGTCTCTCCTTGAAAAGATGCATCAATATTTTGTTGTGAGTCTACTCCTTGCCCCCAAACAAATCTTCTTTTTGCAACTGGTAACTGCATATCATACGGCATAACAGATATACAATCAATTTCAAATAAATCTATATCTTCATAATTAAAAAATCCAAACCAATCGCTTTCATCTGCAAGCGTCAAGTTTGCCTTGTTTATTAAAACTGATCCAACTTGCTCACCATTAACTATAAGACTTATATTTGATTCACCATATACAATTTGAATCAACATGGGTCTGTACCATTCATTAACATTATGTGTTATAAAATTTTTATTAACTGCTAAAGTCATAAATCCTTTGGTAACATATAGACCGTCTGTTGAGTCTATTGGTCCGACTATTCTTCTATCAAACAATGTATTTGGTTTGATTCTTAACCAAAATTCTAAAGTATATGATCTATATTTACCATCTTCTGTAAGAAAGCCTTTTCCTGGAAACAATAGAGATGGAGTCCCTGCGGAAGCAGCGGGATAAAGTTTTGTAACGTTCTCTGATCCAAATACCAATGGAACGCCCTCGTTCTTTGCTAAAAGTTTTGAATCTTCTACTAAATAGTATGCTTTTTCTGAAAGAATTCCATATTGATCAGCAGTAACACCTGTAAGAGTAGGATATTTAGATGCTAGTTCCTGTGGAAGCGCTTCTTCATATGCGCCTAGATTTTTTGAAGACGTTGTTTCTGACCATTGACCAACCGATAGTCCATTAAGAATAAAATTATACTGTCCAGATGATCCACCAGATTTTATATTCATTCTAATAATAATTTGACAATTTCCTGCTGCATGTTCTGGAACTTCAAATGTGTAATTAAAATTAATCCATTGTTTTGATGTTGATGCCTCAGTTTGATAAACCACTTCTTTATAAATAGCCGCTAAATCATCATAATATTTAAATCCAATTTCATAATAATTAATATTTACACAATTTTGATATAAATACATATTTATAGAAAATGTTGCCATACTTTGATTAAGTATATTAAAATCAAAGATCGCAGGGCTAACTGCCCCCATCATTGCTGATCCAGAAACTGGGACATTGCCAATTAGTTCAGAGCAAGGTTTTCCAAAAAACGGTGCTGGCTCATCTGGAAGATTTACACCGTTTGACGCAGTGCAATTTGTCAATGTCCAACTTGGTGCAAGCAACCTATTTGACTCTGAAATAAGAGAAAGATATGACACCTCATCGTCTAGGGGCCATATTGCTATGGGATGTTCTGCATATGATTTTGCAGCATATTGATTAGAGGCAACTGTCATAAACTAATTATAGCAAGACGAGGTAGCGCTTGCTACCCCGCCTTAACTAAATCTACAATTTCACAAGCACCAGCAACACAAGCAAGATCCTGTGTTCCAGTTGTTGTGTCCTCTAATTCATAAAGTGGCAGAGATTCCCAAGGGATGCTCTTTGGCATCTTTGCAACAGCCTCGTCATACTCTTCCTTTGTTATCTCTTGATATGGTGCTTGACGATAACTATGTTCTGATGCTGGTAGAAATGATACTCCACCAATAGAATCAAAATTATTATATACCCAAGCCCCTACATCAAGCCACTCATCTTCTTTAATATTGACTGTTACAGAGGGATTATGCTCTGTCCAGTGTTCACGATATACCTTCCAGATTTCAAGGTGCTCAATAGCAGAAAGGCTCTTTGTTACCGTTGCGTTCTTTGGTGCCTTGATTGGAAAATAAAATACAGTAGTATTATCTGGCTTCATAACGTCTGGTTCATTAGGAATACCAAAATCCTTTAGAAATACTGTCAAAGGATCTTTATTGTCTGCACGAACTGATCTGATGTAGTATTCTGAATACCAAGGATGAATGCCACTAGATACCCCAGTCAACTGAGAAACTGTTCCAGATGGCTTTACTGTTGTTACCGCTACAGACTGTGAAATACCAAGGATATGTGCTTCATTCTTATTTGTATCAACAGCAATTTCACGCAACTCATCAAGATTTTTGGCTAGATTCTTATGCATTGTTCCAGTAATAGTATTTCCAAAAATACCTGTTAAAGATACTCCAAGAAGCCTTTCTTCCTCACAGTTATCCTTCCATGACTTGCGAAGGTACTTGAAGTTTGTTAGTGTTGATTGCCATGTACCAAGAATGGTAGCGAGTTCAATCTTTTCAGCAAGACTCTTCATATCATCATTTGCTTCAATAACTACCTCAGTTAGATTACAAAACTCATTGGGACGCAAAAGGATTTCGCCACATGGATTCGTGCCTGCAACCTTGGAAGAGTCACGCCTTCCAAACTTGTCAATATGCTTTCTAACGGAATCCATGTTATAGATCCCACGTTCTCCTGACTTTGATTCATACAGGTTTCTCCATTCTCTTAAGAATTGAGCAACGCTTGGCTTCATGTTGTATACCGCTGAATTGTTCGCTAGAGCACGCTGTGGCTCTGATTCCCACCATTGCCCACTCTTAGCCTTAGCCATTTCAAAATCATCAAGGTTAGACAAAGAAATAAGAGCAGAACGACGAACACCTCCTACAACAACAATTTCCCCAATCTTACACATGATATCGTGTGCCTCAATTGACTTTAATCTACGTCCTGCTGCACCCTTGAATGTAGTAACAGTAAAATCAAAAAGATTTGCCAGCGGCTCTGGACCAGAAGCCCTTCCACCAAATGTCTTTAGTCTTTCTCCTGCTGGACGTACTCTTGACATATCCCAATTAGGAACTTGTCCTTGAACAAGCAGGGCAATAAGTTCCTTGTATGCCTTTGCCCATCCCAACTTTGAATCTTCAACAATAATCGTAGTAGCAGTTGGGAAAAACTCATCAGCAATAACTGGTAAATTGCTCACAAACTTTTGTTCTACTGAAAATCCCACACCAGTGCCATTCATAAGAATATACATTGCTTCATCAAAAGCACGAATAGAGTCTACAGCAATAAATGAACAGTTATAAGATGCAATATGATCACGTTCAAGTGCTGGTCCTGCGGTCATCATTGCACGCATTGATGGCATGATCTTATGATTAAGAATTGCATTACGAATACGATTAAACTTTTCATCATTTACATCATATCCATAATTTTCAACAACATGATTCTTCATAAAACCTACATACCTGTCTACAGTCTCTGTCCATGTCTCCCTTCTGCCCTTGTTTTCAAGCCACCTAGCATATCTGCTTACATGAATAAAGTTTCTGTATGGATCTACAATTGATCCGTTGTCATCAATGAATGACATAATAGCACCGCCTTTTGAATTTTGAGTATTCCCTATTGTACCAACTTATCATAAAAAAATCAATTCAAAAGCGGGAAATCGATAGTGATTATTGTAACAATTTGATTACATGCCTGCGAACATAAGAATGTCTGGTATGCTACCACCACTGCCAGTTCCAAGTGGTCCAACAGTTACTCCGTTGATCTGAGCATATACTCCAGCAGAGGTTGTCCATACATCTCCATCGACTGGACTTGTTGGAGCAGAACCATGAGGTATATTTATTCCAGCATTTCCTGTTGAAGATGCAACGGTAGAAAGTTTATCTGAAAAATATCCTGTTCCAGAAACATGAAGTTTGTATGAAGGACTTGTTGTTCCAATACCTATATTACCAGCAGAAGTAATACGCAATTTCTCAGTATTATTGGTAATAAATGCATAATGATGATTACTATAAGTACCGCTAAAAGCAGCAGATGCAGACGAGTCTGGTTGAGCGAGAACTTGATTTACCGTACCATCAGTTGCCCTTGCCTGCATTCCAGATGCGTTGGATATTACAAGTTTTACATCTGGAGTTGAAGTGCCTATGCCAACATTGCCACTTGAATCTATGACAAATGGAGTTGAATCAACGCTAGCAGAATCTTGAACAAGAAGAGCATTTCCAGAACCAGTCTGTATAATATTTACTAAACTACCTGATGAACTTGCTGATACAGTTAGACCAGCACTTGCGGTAACACTAAGTGCCGCAAACGAAGGTTTACCAGTTGCTGAAAGATTTTGATCAAGTGTCAATATCATTTTTGATGAAGCATCATCATATACTGGTAGAGTAAATCCATTTGATACTGAAGCACTTGTAAATAGTGCAGCGGCCTTATCTTCAATAATTTCTTTTAGTCCAGCATCTATTGAATCTGCTAAAGCCTGAACATCTCCTGCTACATCGACTGGATCAGTCTGCTGAGGATATGGAAAATTATAATTAGTTGTTGATCCTGTAGCCATGTTTAAATTATATCATTCCTCGCATAAATAAATACCCCGCACAAAACGGGGTATTTATCATAACACAATAGATCATTCTACTGGTGCTTCAACTGGAGGTGGATAAAATGCTCCCTCTCCATCATTTGCAGTTGGATCAAATGTAAATCCAATACCAGCATATGTATTTCTAAACTTAGAGTTGTAGGAGGTTTGTCTCCATTCACCAGATAAGCCTATTGCAGCAATGAATGCTTGTCCTGCTGGCTCTGATTCTGGAAAATTGCCTCCACCGCAATCGTTGTTATTAACTACAATTACTTGTCTTACTACTCCATCTTCTACCTGTGCGAAATGTGCCATTTTGTTACCTCCTTTTTATTATTGTATTGCGTAACGAACTATTACGATTCCTGAACCACCATTGCCGCCGCCTGTGCGGCCACCACCACCGCCACCCCCTGTATTAGCCGTTCCT